AATTAGAAATAAAGCAAAAGATGATTTTTTAAGTTTTGTAAAATGTGTTTGGCCTGAGTTTGTTGAAGGCGCACACCATAGACATATTGCAAAAAAATTTAATGATCTTGCAACCGGTAAAATAAACCGACTGATTGTTAACATGCCTCCACGTCATACTAAATCAGAGTTTGCATCTTTCTTGTTACCAGCGTGGATGGTGGGCCGTAACCCTAAATTAAAAATAATCCAAGCAACTCACACAGGAGAACTTGCAGTACGTTTTGGTCGTAAGGCAAAAACATTGATTGATAGTGATGAGTATAGAAAAGTTTTTGACACAACACTGAGAGAAGATAGTCAGGCTGCGGGACGTTGGGAGACAGCGCAAGGCGGCGAATACTTTGCAGCTGGTGTGGGTGGTGCGATCACTGGACGTGGTGCGGATTTATTGATTATTGATGACCCGCATTCGGAGCAAGATGCAATGTCAAATACTGCAATGGAGTCTGCTTATGAATGGTATACATCTGGTCCTCGTCAACGTTTACAACCTGGTGGTAAAATTGTTTGTGTAATGACAAGATGGTCTACAAAAGATTTGACAGGTATGTTGGTATCAAAACAAAAAGAACCTAAAGCAGACCAGTGGCACGTGGTCGAGTTTCCAGCGATCTTGGACCACGGACCTAAGAAACAAAAACCTGTATGGCCTGAGTATTGGAAGTTAGATGAGTTAGAGAAAGTAAAAGCAACACTACCGGTTGGTAAATGGAACGCGCAATGGATGCAACAACCTACATCTGAAGAAGGTGCAATTATAAAACGTGAGTGGTGGCGTAAATGGAAACACGATTGGATACCAGATTTACATCACGTTATACAATCTTATGATACAGCGTTTATGAAAAAAGAAACTGCTGACTTTAGTGCGATCACTACATGGGGTGTATTCTATCCTAACGAAGACTCACCTGCTAATTTAATACTATTAGATTGCATTAAAGAACGATTTGAGTTTCCAGAACTACGTCGTAAAGCTCTAGAGCAATATAAATACTGGCAGCCGGAGACTGTAATAGTTGAAGCTAAAGCATCTGGATTGCCTTTGACGTATGAGCTTAGACAGATGGATATACCAGTTTCTACCTTTACACCGTCGAAAGGAAATGATAAGCATGTAAGAGTTAACACATGTGCACCTCTTTTCGAGTCTGGAATGATCTGGGCGCCAGAACAGAATTTCGCTGAAGAGGTTATAGAAGAATGCGCAGCATTCCCACATGGTGATCATGATGACTTAGTCGATTCTATGACTATGGCTGTTATGCGATTCAGGCAGGGAGGCTTTATCTCTCACCCCGAGGATTATGTAGAAGAAGAATCAGTGCCTAGAAAAAGGAATTATTATTAATGACACTAGCACAAATGATAGCAAGGCTTACAAGAGGCTACATTAAAGAAACAGGTAGACAACCTGTTGGTTTAGATAAACTAAGAATTAAAATGGAAGCTGCTGAAAAATTAAGGCAGATGAACAAAGTCATACAATTTCCACAACAAAGAAGTTTTAAACAAGAGATAGAGTCTATGATAAATGATGGCACTATTAAAATGGGTGGTGTTACTAAACAAAGTGATAAAGTTAGAACTAGAAATATGTTTAAAGATTCTAATTTAAATAAACCAAGAGCTGTAAAAACAGAAGATCAAATAAGAGAAGAAATAAAAGCTAACAATAAAAAATTTATTCAAAGTTTAAAAGATAATTTAGATGATCCGGAAAACATGGCAGACGGCGGTGTTGCAGGATTACTGGGTGAGAGACCTGGGTATCAAGATGGTAATTTTATACAAGCAATGTATCCAAAAGGAAATTTTTTAAACATAAGAGCTAACGCACCAACACGAAAAGATTATAATATTCAAGCTACAAAAGATTTAGTAGAAAATTTACCTGGCGGTGTTGTTAGAGATGTATTAGCTCCAGCAGCAGCTGCAACGTTAAGTGTCCCATATGATGCAATACAAGCTTATAATAGAATGGAACCCGGATCAGGTTTAGCAGGTTTTAAAGATGCATTTATGTCAGAAAATCCTTTTTCAAGTTTAAAAGAAAGAACTATTGGAGCAGCAGGTCCATTAGCAGATAGATTTAATAAAAAAGAGGAAGAAGACGACGAATATGATTTTTCAGACATAAAAGGTCAAACTGCATTTGTAGGTTTACCTGAAATTTTTGCATTAGGTAAAACATTAATAGGACCAGTAATAAAAGGTGGATCAGTTTCAGCAGCTGCAAAAAAAGCTTTAGAAAATAAAATAAAAAGAGAGATGACTAAAAAAGCATACAAATATTTAGAGAAAAAAATAACTAAACCTAAATATGGTACTACAAGTCCTACTACTAAAACTACCGGTGGCGGTCGTTTTGATCCAAGTGGACCTACACAAGCATCCATTCGTGCATCAAGAGGAGATAAATCAGGAAGAGGATCTAGAGGTGGATTCACTAACCCTGGTAAAGGAAGTTATGGACCACATATGGCATTAGGTGGACTTGCTAGTTTTGCAAACGGTGGACCAGCAAGACAAAACTTTGCCATGGGTAGACGTGCATTTTTAAAAATGCTAGCAGGCACTGGCGCAGGAATCGCGGGACTTAAATCAGGATTAATTGGAACCGGTGGTAAAGAAGCAACTAAAAAAGTTGTAACAGAAACTGTTAAATCTTCAGGATCAACACCTCCCCCATATTTCTTTCAGCTTGCAGAAAAAATTAAAAAACTTGGTTATGATACAATCCCTACTAATGATAGAACAATAGCCAAATCTTTAAAATCTAAAGATGGTAAATCAGATTATATATTAGAAGAAGACGTGACTACTGGAGATACAATTATTAAAAAAGTTAATAAAGAAGGTGACGAAATGATCACTGATGTAGAAATTATGGAACTTAGAAAAGGTGAAGTTGTTAAAACTAAAGATGGTAAAGCAACGAAAACTCCTGATGAGTATGAAGAAGTCACAGAATCTAATGCTAGAATTGAAGGGGATGTGTTTAATGATCCTTATTATACAGATGGAATTGAGAAAGAAGCTATGGATAATATACTAAGAGAAGTAGATGATATACCTATACCAAAAGCATCAGGCGGTATCGCTAGAATGTTAGGTGAGTAATGACTGATATATTAAATTACATTGATAAGATGCAAGAGATGTATGGAGACAAACCAAGCTCCATGGCCCAAGAACCACGGAACATGTTTGCAGATGGCCAGTTAGTACGACCCAATGACGATGGATCACGGCCTGGGTATCAAGGTAAAAAAAATGTAGGTTCAAATCAATATGGAAAATTTAAAACAGATAAACCAACAGGTTTTGAAACTATTAATGAAAAAAGACTAGATGACTATAATAAAAAAAATAAATATATAAATAAATTAATTTCTGACGCAAATGCTAAAGATAAACATACTTCTATAGGTGATATTGCTGAAAAAGTAAAAAAACAATTTAGATTAAAAAATGCAAAAAGTATAAACGTATCAAGTTTTCCAGATTTAGAGTTACTAGAGTCTAGAGTAGATAAAGTAGATAAAGTTTTAAGAGATATGTTAATTGATGATAAACCTCTTAACGGTTTTTGGCATAATGTAATATCAGAAAGAACAGGTGTTCCAATAAACAAACCAGGTAATCTAAGAATTTTAGAACAGTCACCATCTTATAATTCAATAAAAGATCAAGGTTTAGATTTATTAAAAGTTAATTATTCTAGAAAATCATTTAATTATTTACATGATTTTTCTTTATCGGATCAATTAACAAAAGCATTGGAAATATCAAAAGGCAATCCTACATACATAGGTTTAGGTGGAGAAAAAGTTCGTACAGCACTTCCGTCTAATAAAATTATGGAATTTGCTTTAAGAAGTTGGAATAATAACAAAGGTTCAAAAACTGGACCAATACAATTTTTTAAAAATGGAAAACCTATTGTTTGGGAAAAAGGTATTAAACTACCTTATAAAAATGTTTCTTTTTCTTATAATGGCCAGATGCATAAAAAATCAAATTTAAATACTGATTACATGAAAAAATTTTTTCCCGAAGTTTATAATAATCAAATAGCAATAAATAATTTGTCTGTAAAAAAAATTGATAACCCCCTTAAACCAGGATCTAAAATATCTGTAAAAAATTTAATAAAAAAAATTCAAGTAGATAGTTATGGATGGCAACCAAGATTCCCTACTTTAGAAATAATACATGGAAAAAAAGGTGTGATTTCTGAACCGTTTTCAAATTTAACATATGGCACAAGAGATTTAAATCAATTAGAAAATGCTGTTAGAACTTCTATGAAAGCTGGAAACATAAAACCTAGAGAAGGTAACCAACTTATTAAAACTATTTACTCTAGTATTCAAAATAAAACTGGAGTTGATTTAGATCAAGCAATTATTGATAGACAAACTAGCCTTGCAAAAAATAAAAATCTTACATATCCAAGAATAAAAGAAGTTGGTATGGAACAATTTAAAAAAGATCTTTTAAAACTAGCTGGAACAGTAAACCCTAAATGTAGAAAAGCAGCTGTTGAAGGCGGACGTATGGGTTTTCAAGATGGATTAAGTACAGAAGTTTGTTTTGGTGAAGCTAAAAAAGTTATTAACAAAGGTTTAAGAAATGGTTTTAAAGAAGGTGCTGAAGCTATGCTAGCTACTAAGATTTTACAAGCTGGTAAAGGTTTAAAAAGTATGGTTGCATTAAGAAATATATTAGGTCCAGCAGCAGTTGGTTTTACTGTAGCTGCAGAAGCAGGGTTAGTTGGTTATGACATGTTAACAACTGGTAAATCATTTAAAGCAGCTGTAGGAGATAGTTTATTTAATTATGCACTAGGAGATAAAACTAAAATAGATACTAAAAAAGAAAGATACCAAGGTTATGCAGATGCTGGTTTAGATGCAAATCAAATAGGTAAAATATCTGAATATGAAAATTCATTAGATGAAATTAATAATACGTTTGCAGAATTTGATGAGGAAAACAAACTTTATAATATTGCTGCAAACCAAAAAGGTAGCGGTAGAATGTCTGAACAAAGGTATAAAAAATTAAAACAACAACAAGCAGAAAATTTTTATAATCAAGCAGATAAAAATAAAGCACTAATTCAAGATCTAGCAAGAACACAAACAGAAGATAGATTAAATAAAATTGATTTTACAGGAATGCCATTAAGAATATCAGAAGCAGATATTTTAAGAAGAAAAAATGAGTTACAAAAACCTCTTCCTACTTTTTATCGAGATGCTATAAGAGGTCCAAGATACAAAGAGTCTTTACAACCTATTTTAAACTACCCACAAGGAACAGTTGATACAATGTTAACTGGAAGTATAAACAGACCCTTTTCATTTGCAAGAGGTGGGCTATCGGGCGGTGATACATCAGGGCCACCACCAGAATCAGGACCTATGTCACAAGGGTTGCGTTCATTATATAAAAATGGTAGAAAACTATAACGGAGAATAAATGGCAGATATAGATAAAGCTCTCCCAAACACTCGTACCAAATTAGAAGTTCCTGGGCAGGAACAAGAGGTCGATGTTGCGGAGCAAGAACAACAAAAAGGACCGGTAGAAGTAACACCAGAAGAAGATGGTGGTGCAACGATTGATTTTGATCCAAGTGCTGTAAATCAACCAGGCACAGAATCACATTTCGATAACCTTGCAGATATTTTACCAGAAGAAACTTTAGATCCAGTCGGATCAAAACTTAGAAACGATTATAAAGATTATAAAGCGTCAAGAAAAGATTGGGAACGATCTTATATAAATGGTTTAGATCTTTTAGGTTTTAAATACGATAATCGTAACGAACCTTTTCAAGGAGCAAGTGGTGCAACACACCCTGTGCTAGCAGAAGCTGTAACACAGTTTCAAGCGTTAGCTTACAAAGAATTATTACCGTCAGATGGACCAGTAAGAACACAAATGCTAGGTGTATCTAATCCTGCAAAAGAACAGCAGGCACAAAGAGTAAAAGATTTTATGAATTACCAAATTCTAGATCAAATGAAGGAATACGAGCCAGAGTTTGATCAGATGTTATTTCATCTACCTCTAGCAGGTTCTACTTTTAAAAAAGTTTACTACGATGATTTATTGGGACGAGCTGTATCAAAGTTTGTTCCTGCAGATGACCTTGTTGTTCCGTATACGGCTACCTCATTAGACGATGCGGAATCAGTCATCCATGTTATAAAAATTTCTGAGAATGATTTACGAAAACAACAAGTAAATGGTTTTTACTCAGATATAGAATTATCAAAACCGTCTGATGTATCAGATGCGGATAAAGTAACAGACAAAGAACGTGAATTGGAAGGACTTGCTAAAACAGCAGGTGGAGAAAAACTTTATACGTTGTTAGAGTGTCATGTTAATTTAGATTTAGAAGGTTTTGAAGATGTTGGCGAAGATGGTGAACCAACAGAAATAAAATTACCTTACGTCGTTACAATCGAAGAAGGTAGTCAAAAAGTTTTGTCTGTAAGACGAAACTATGCGCCCAATGATCCACTTAAAAATAAAATCCAATATTTTGTCCACTTTAAATTTCTGCCAGGACTAGGATTTTATGGATTTGGATTAATACATATGATTGGCGGATTGAGTCGTACGGCAACGGCGGCTCTCCGTCAATT